GCCCCAGGCGTGCGGGAAGATCCATTCGCGGCCGACCTTGTCGAACCCGTCGAACACGGTGTACCCGTCGGTTTCGATCGTGGTGATCGTCGCCTCATCCACATCCCCCTGGCCGACCGACGCCGCGGCCGTCAACACCGGCGGCGGTTGGACGGGCGGGATCGGCAACGGCTCCGACTCCCGTTCGGTGGGCAGCTCCGGGTACAGCCGGTCGGAGAGCAGCTGCATGTTGGAGGCGACGATCGTCGCCGTGCCCGGCTTGAACCGGTCGCTGGCTGAGCCGCGGCCGATGTCGACGGTCAGCTCATAGATTTCGCATTCCGCCTCGTACCAGTCCACGGCGAGCCGGCCCCCACCCCAATGCCCGACCCCCCAATGGGCTGAGCCCCACCGGTCGTCACCCAAGGCGTTCGGGTTCCACCGGCCGAACTGGATGATCGGGCGGGCCCGGTCGGTGAATTCGAACCGTGGTGTGGTCATGGCCGCACCGGTAACAGTCGGGCGCTGCGGCGCATCCCCTCGTCGATGGCACGCATCAGATCGAAGCTGTCGCCGACCACCGCGGTGTGGATGTGGGAATGCAGATTGATGATCGGCTGCTGTTGTGGGGCGGCGACCGGGATCATCAACGGCGCCATCCCGGGCACTGTCGCCGTGGGTGCGACGGCGGTGGCTCCGACGGCGAGGGTGCCCGGACCCGGCGCAGCCAACGTGCCGGCGCCGCCGCCGGTCAGATACGAATAGCCGCCCGGGACGATCACCGGTTTGACGCCTACCTCGATGGCTGGCCAACCGGTGCCGCCGGGGCCGAGCCGGATCTTGTCGTTGGCGTCGGTCAGCGACTTGTCGGGAACCGTGATGCCGAGAGCGGCGTTACGTTCCTCGGCGGCGAAGGCGACCAGATCGTCGTCGGCCTTCTTCGTGTTGACCTCGAGGTCGACGTTGATGCCGTTGTCGGTGAAGATCTGTTGGGCAGTCGCGGCGGCCTCTGCCGGGGTGATGTCCCCTTCGGCCATGTCAATCTTCAACTGGAGTGCGGTGGCCGGCAACAACGCCTGCAACTGTTCGATGGCCAGGTCGGCCTTCAACTTGGTGAGGTCCTCTTTCGACAGGGCGATCCCCACTTCGACCTGCCGTTTCGTCGGCACGACCGCGTTGACGAGACCGAGGATCTTGGTGCGTTCCTCGGGGACGTCCATCGACAGGCCGGTCTTCAACTCGATCTTCTGGATCATCTGTTCCCGCAGGGCGTTGGCCTGCTCGCGGACCTTGTCGAAGTCGCCGCCGGCGTTCGCCAACGCCTGGACGAGCTGCTCGTTGACCGATTGGGAGGCTTCGTCGATGGCGTCCCGGAACTCGCGTGCCCGTTCCTTACCGGTGCGGAAGATGTTCGGGATCCCGTCCTTGTTGTCCTTGATCTGATCCCAGAGTTCTTTAAATCCCTCCTTGGTTTTGCCGAGCGTGTCCAGCCAGCCCACCCCGGGTTGGCGGGCAGCCAGGAAGTTCTCCAGGGCGGTGGTGACGGTGTCGACCTTGGAGGCGTCGAACTCGTCCATCATCTCGCCGACCGACACCTTGGCTTCGTCGACCGACGCGACCCATTCGTCGACCTTCGCTTCGATGTCGGCCCAGGCGGCGGCGGTCTCCTGCGTGTGGGTCTTCAGATCTTCGGCGGCGTCGGCGGCACCCTCGAACTGCTTGTCCAGTTCGGCGTGCGCTATGCCGAGCACCTCTTCCTGGGTGAGCCCGAGATGCTTGGCCAGGAAGTTGACGGCGTCGGCGGCGGCCTCGGTGTCGATCGTGCCGTCGGCCATGTCCCTCATCAGGGTGTTCCACTTGCCGGTGAACTGCTCGAGCGGCGCCTCCTTGGCGATCAGCTCGTCAAGCAGAGCGTTGGCCTCCTCCTGGTTGACGTTGAACAGCTTCTGTTCCTTGCGGGCCTTGACGACCTCACCGTGGTACTTCTTCACCGCGTCGGCGGCGGCGTTGTACTGCTCGCTGGTGATGAACCCGGCGTCGCGCATGTCAAGCAGCAACTGGAGGAACGCCTCGAGATCCTTCGGGGTGCCCTCAGCGGCCTTGGTGAAGTCGTAGATCGACAGCCCCATGTCGCCGAGGGCGTCGACCACGTCGACGCTGTTGTCGACGAACAGTTTGCCGAGGATCGGGAGGGCTTTGCCGGCGTCGTTGATCGACTGGGTGAACCCGCCACCGATGAACTGTGACGCCGCGTCGAACTTGCGTAACGGGTCCAGGTTGCTTTCGATGGCTTTGGCCAGCCCGACTGTGTCGTCGGCGGCTTCACGTATCGCGTCACCGAAGTCCTCGATCCGCTGGGTGGACTCCTCGGCCCGTTTCTTGTTGGCTTCCATCGCCCCGGTGATGGCCTGCACCGCGGCGGCGAGGATCGCTATCGGGCCGGCGACTTTGGCGAAGTCCCCAACGACTGCGCTGAGGCTCTGGCCGCTGTTGGCGGCGTCGACCATGTATTCGCCCATCTGGCCGATGGCGACACCGGCGGATCCGGCGAGCCCACCCAACGCGCCGAGGTCCTGGGTGGCGTTGCCGACCATGTTGGCCAGCACCGACCGGGACGAATCGGCGGACTTGCCGATCTGGCCGATCTTGGTGTCGACGTTGCCCAGACCGGCGTCCAGCCCCTTGGTTTGGACGCTGTCGAGTTCCTTGAGGGAGGTGGCGAGTTTGTCGGCGTCGGCGACGATGTCCTCGAACGACAGACCCATCCGTTGCAGGTCGGTGATGATCGCTCCGACGTCGGCTCTGGAGCCGAGGTCCTCACCCAGTGCGGTCTTCAACGCGTCGGCGGCGGCGCCTGCCCGACCGAGTTCGGTGTCGAGATCCTTGGCCATCGCCGACAAGACCGTGGCGACCCGATCACCGGCGGTGGCGGTGTCGTCGAAGTCCTGCTCGACCTTCTTCAGCTCGTCCTGGACGGCCCGCGAAAAGCCTTTGACCCCGGTGATCGCCTGCGACGAGTCGACGTTGATCTTGTAGGAGAGGTCCTTGGACGCCATCTACATCGCCGCCTCGACCGCGTCGTCGAACAGTTCGGCGATGGCCCGGTCCAGATCACCGGCGTCAGCGCGGGTGGTGGCGTGGCTCCAGGTGTGGAAGGCGGGGGAACCGCGGATGGTGCCTCGTTCGACGATCGCCCACGGACCTGCCGGTTTCGCCTTGATGATCACCGTCGTCGACGTCGGCGTCGCGTACACCTTGGCTGAGGCGCCGAGCCGACGGATCTTGAACCCGGACATCGACAGGGTGCCCCGATCACGCAACGCCGCCTCGAGGATGACCCGGCGGCCGATCCCGGCCATCTTGCGGCCGGTCTCCTTCTGCGCTTTGGTCAGCCCCTTGTTGAGGTCGTCAAGGGCCTCCGTCAGGCTGCCGGTCGACGTGAGCGAAACATTCATCCATCAGGCCGCTGGAACCATCGCCACGCTGCCACCGGCACCGAACAGGATCTGCGGCCGCCCGGACACCGGCAGAGCAAGGGTGGCGGTCAGATTCGCCCGGGCGTCACCACCGAACGATCCGGCGATGATCCGGCACACCCCGATCGCCCGCGGTGCCCCACCGGCCACCAGCTCCAACATGAAGTACGCGGACATGGTGTCGAACTCGAACAGGTAGCGGGACACCCCGTCGTCGACGTGCGGGTCCTGCAGGATGGTGGCGTCGAGCGAGTAGGCGGTGGTGGCCGGTTGCGGCACGTTCTCCTCTGGGGCGCAGAACGTCGCCGGGACCGTCACCGTGTTCACCGTGGACGAGGCGTTCAACGCGGCCGATGACACCTGGCAGGACAGGTCGGAGCCGGTCGTGTAGTCGGCGGCGACCGCGGTGGTGGCGGTGTGCCCGGCCGGCGCCAACCAGTCGGTGTCATACCCCACGGCGTCGGTGTCGACGAGGGTGAGATAGAGCTTGCCGTCCTCAATTTGGAAGATCTCCCTTGCCACTGTAGTTATTCCTCCTGTGATAAGGTGATGATGTGTACGCCCGGGATCGATTCGATAAGCACTGGCATCTCGATCCCGATACGGGATGCCACATCTGGACAGGCGGAACAGCTTGGGGTTACGGCGTCTTCTGGTGCGAGGGTTCGACCCGTCGTGCCCATCGTTGGATCGTCCAGTTCGAACGCGGCCCAATCCCCGACGGGATGACGGTCGACCATCTGTGCCGAAATCGGGCCTGCGTGAACATCGACCATCTCGAGGTCGTCACCCCGAAGGAGAATGCTCGTCGCCGCAGCAACAGTGACACCGAGCGCCCCTGCATCCACGGGCACGACCTCAGCGAGCTCGTGGTCACCGTTTACGACGGGATCGCCAAGCGCTATTGCCGGGCCTGTTACCGCGAACGGGCCACCGCGAGACGGCGAGCGGCTGGGGTACCAACGATGGACGAGCGGCGGCTCATCAACCGCAACGTCTGCGTCAACGGGCATCCGATCGCCTCGAGGAACGACCTGTACATCCAGGCCGATGGCCGAACCCGATGCAAACGCTGCGTGATCGAAGGTAATCGGCGCTCGGCTGAACGTCAGCACGTCAAATCCTCGGTGTCGACGGTGGCGACGTAGGCGGGGATCTCGACGCCGGCCACAAAGACCGTCCCCGGATCCAACGAGGTGCAGCGGAGGTACAGGTTGTTCACCTGCCGGTTCTTCGAACCGCCCAACACCTTCAACAGCTCATCCCCGAGGGCGTCGAGTTGGAGTTGGGCGTCTTCGTCGCCGATCCGACGACCCAACAACGTCACCCCAAGCTCCAAAGTGGCGACCCCCGGAGTGACAGATTCCCGGACGGCGGGCCGCCCGACGACATGGCATGGCAGGTGCGCGACGTCGTCGGGCAGCCACCAGTACACCGGCACCGACGTCGACCCGAGGGCGTCGTACACGGCCCTTCTGAATTCGACGATCATCCGATCCCGGCTTTGCACATGTCCAGGTGGTGTTCGAGGAGCCGGTTGATGTCGGGGTCGCTGGCCAGGATGCGAACTACTCCTAAATCGCCCCAGCCAGCGACCCCTTCCGGCGACTGCCGCCGCTTATAGAGCCGGGAGGCGAGCAGGATGATCGCCTCCTGCACCTCCGGGGTGTCGAACCCGGTGGCGGTGACCCGTTCGGTGACCCAGGCGGTGGCGACGTCCAACGCTCGACGCAGCAACGTGTTCGCCTCGTTGGAGACGGTCCCCAACGAAGAACGCAACGCGTCGAGGTCGGCGTTGACCGTGTTCACTCGGCGTCGTCCTCCGACTTCTTCGCCTTGGAGCTCTTCTTGGAGGGCTCCACAGACGGCTGTTCCTCAGAGGCCGGGTCGACACCGACCGCCTGCTGGTTCGGGGCGTACCAGTCAGTCATGGCGTGGGTCCTTTCTCACAGTGCTCCACAACGGAAGTTGTCGTAGGTGACCGCGCCGAAGCTGCCGTTGTTGAAGCAGTTGAACCCGACGTAGTTACCGGCGGTGATCGCGCTGTCGGTGGCCGACGCCACGAGTGCACCGTCGCGGTACAGCCGGATCGCGGTGCCCTGCACTTCGAGCCGCAGTTTGCACGCGGCCACACCCACGTTGGTGCCGGCGGCGACGTCGGAGTATCCGCCACCCACGTTTTTGCCGATCGTCGGGATCCCGGTGTTGGCGTTGACGAACCCCATGTAGCAGTTGCTGTTGTCGGTGGCGGAGCCACGGGCGTTGATGATTAGGAAGCTGCCGCCACCGACACTGAATCCGGACACGTCTGCTTCAACCCAGTGGTCAGGCGAGCCGAGGTCGGTGTTGAACTTGGCGAGATGGTCGCCGTTGTTCTTCGTTGCCGCGTTCGATGAAATACCCCACGCGTTCACCGGATCGTTCCACGACGGGCCAAGCCCCGGCGGCGAGGCGTTGACCCGGTCGAAGCTGTCGGTGAAGACGGGCGCGCCTCCTCCACCGGGACCTAGCCTGTTCAGTCGGGCGACCGGGGCGAAGTAGGCAGTAGTCATTGCCTCACGCGGTGAGCTTGATGATCCCGGTGGCGGCCAACACGACAGGGGCGAAGTAGCCGGCATAGGCGACCTGGACACCGAGAACGCTGGGCTCGGTGACCTGCAGGGAACCGAGCCGCTGCTCGTACACCTCGGCGGCGGCGGTGTTGATCATGAACGCCTTCCCGGAGGCGAGCCCGGCCGACATGACCACTTGCACTCCGGACACCGCGCCCTGGGGGCCGGACCCGAAGCTGCCGGCGGAGAATCCGGACGACTGGGAGCCCTGCGGGTTGATCGGCGGGAACAGGGCGCCGATCGCACCCATCATGTCCGGGGACACGGCGAGGATGAGCCGGCCTGAGCCTTGCATCGCTGTGTAGGACGCCCCGGCGGCTTTCCACACGGCCGCGGTGACCTCGGCGGCGGTGGAGGTGGCGGTGATCACCGGGGTCTGGGCTGTCGATCCGGTGGCGACCGCGGTCGCGGTGACCGTTTCGGTCGTCTTGGCGTACTGGCCGGCCAAGTCGTTGATGACGATGTCCATGATCGACGGCACCGACCAGTCGATGTTCTGGCGGGACACGTTGACGTAGCCGCCGTAGGTGACCATCGCCACCTCGACCTCGGTGATCAGCATCTTCTGGGAGGCGAGCTCACCCTTCTCCGCTGACTGGGCGGCGACCGACGTGTGTTGGGTGACCTTGGGTCGGATGAACCGGCCGCCAGGCACCGACATCGGACCCAACGCCGAAACGATCGGCCTCGAGGTGTCGATGAAGTTGAGCACCGACCCGACCACGGGTTGAGGGATGACACCCAGGTTGTCGGCGGTCGTCTGATGGGCGGCGACACGGTGATAGATGTTCAGCCGTTCCCGGGCCTCTTCGGAGCCGAGCCCGGCCTGCCACCGGTCGATCACATACTCGCCGGCCGAGCGGTACTCGACGGTCACGGGTGGGCCGCCCCGGTCGTTGACCTCACGCCGGTTACGGAGATCGCCTTGGATCTGGGCGAGCCGCTCGCGGGAGTCGTTGGCGACCCGGGCGGTCTCACGGAACTCGCCGAGCTGCTCGTTGATCGACTCGAGGGCGGTGCGGTGCCGTTTCATCAGCTCCCGCTCGTTGGAGTTCAGGTCCCGCTCTTCTTTGCGGGCGCCTTCGACGAGGGCGTCGATGAAAGCGTTCTGCTGCTGCGCTTCACCTTGCAGTTCGGCGAGCATTACGTCGGTCGCGGACATACGGATCAAACCTCCGGGGTTGATCCGACGACCTCCACATCAGCGCACCGGCCCCAGTGCCTCAGCCCGGGTCTACAACGGTGGGTCTCAGTTGTCGGAGACTGCTATCTCGATTCGGGAAAGTACATGGTTTCGAGCCGCCATGCACGGATCTCATCCAGGAACGGGGTTCCGGCCTGCTCGATGTCTTCGGGTGGGAAGTCGGTGAGCTGGCGGACGGCGAGGACCCGGGCGTTCTCGTAGGCGGGCAGCGGGACGAGCGAGATCTCCCACAACCTGAGGTTTGTGCGGACCACCGCGGACCGGTCCTGATTCCACCGGTCGCCGCCCTGCGACGAGTAGCCGACCGACACGTCCAACACGCCGTCGGCAGCCAAGGCGAGGGATTCGTCACCCAACGGGATCGGGGACACATGCAACGTGGCGTGCAACCCGTCGGGCTGCTCACCGTCCAACCGGACACAGTTGCCGATCACCCGATGCGGATGATGATCCCGCAACACTTTGATCCGGGCCGCCCTCGAGGCGACACCGCCGAAGGCGCCGGGGGCGATCGTCTCGGAGTAGGCGCCGTCGAAGTCGACAATGTCGGTCGCCGTGTCATAGGGCGCCGCCAACACGTCGATTTCGCGGCGGCCGAAGTCGACGCCTTGGGTGACGGCGGAACGGACCAGAATCTGTTGGCTCATTGCAACACTCCGCTCGTCAACGTTGGGGATGGGGCGGCGACAGAGAACCGTTCGATTTCACGCACCTCGTCGGTGGAGACGACACCGAGCTGGACGAGGATCTGCCACGTCTGCGCCCGTTCGAGCGGGCCGGGCCGCACGTACTCGTCCCGGTTCAGCTCAACCGACGTCCCCCGGGGCAGCAGCCAACCGGACAACGCCTTCACAACCGGATCCACTTTCGGTTTCAGCCCGGCCCGCCAGTGATAGTCGAAGAGGCTTTCAACGTTGCTGTAGGTCATCGAATCGCCGCCGGAGGGCAGGCCCATCAGGAACGGTGGCACCCCCAACAGGACGGCGATGCGGGACTCGTTCCATTTGGCGAGGTCGACGAGCGCCATCTTCTCCGGATCCAACGACAGCGTTTCGAACTCGATCCCGCCCGACAGGACAGCCGGTAAACCCATGCTGGACATGCGGGCCTGCACCCAGTGGGTTTGCAGAACGGCGGCCTGTTCGGCGTTCAGGTTGCCTGGATGCTTCAACACGGCGTGTGGGATCCCGCCGGCAGCGGCCAACTGGGAGGCGTACCGGGCTAATGCTTCGGCGGCGACCAGCCGGCCGGCCCCGGCCTCGAGCGGGCCGTGACCGCGGGCCGAGTCGGTGGTGCCTTGGTAGCGGATGTGCAGGATCTCGCGGGTGACATCCGCGGACCCGATCCGATAGTTACGCAGTCCGTCGCCGCCGAGCTCGACGTTGACGAACCATGGGGCGACGACATGGAACCGGGCCGGATACCCGTTGCTGTACCAGGCGGTGGCGAGGATGAATGCTTCACCCATCTGGAAGTCCCAGAACAGTTGCTTGGTGAACTCGTCCCACGACGTGTACAGGTCCGGGTCCGGGTTGTTCAACCAGTCCACCGGCAAGCTGCTCGAGGCGCCGACGAGGTAGGGCGGCATCGAGGCGAGGATCGAGGCGTTGAGGTCGAGGCAGGCCCAGGCGGTGTCCGTCAGGGTGGACACCCGCCCGTACCAGTTCGGGGTGTTCCAGTCGACGGGCCAGCCCGCCCACGGCTGCGGCCGGATCGGTGGCATCACCATCACGTCGTCGCCGACGGTGTGCGGCCCTACCGTGCCCGGCGGGTTCGACTCCAACGTGTTGTCGTTCGGGGTGTCCCTCGGGAACGCCGCCCGCTCCTGAACTACCAGCCCGGACGCGGTTCGCGATTCCATCCCTGCCGTCAACGTACATGACCGTTGCAAATGCAACCGGTGATGCTGTCAGGCGACGTGGATGCCGGGTGCGATGACCGGGTCCCGGTCGGCGCGTTGCAGCGCCCAGGCGGCGGCCCGTAACAGGTCCGAGCGGGCGCCGGACACCAACGAGAGGGCGCCGCCGTTGCCCACCGTGACCCTGACTGCAAGGGCTTGCCGCTCAAGGTCGGGGCTGCGGTCCTGGACGACCTGGCCGGTGGCGAGCAGGTCCCGCAACGTGGCCAACGCCGACGGGGTTTCCCCGCGCCCGGCCCGGTGAATAGTCGCACCGAACTCCGTCAACGCGGGGTCCCCCGACAGCGACGCACCCACCACCAGCTGGGAACCGTCACGGGCGGTGACAGCCTCACCGGCCAGCAGATAGGCGGCCGCCCTCGACTCGCACAGATCGCCGCCGATCACCCACCGGCCGTCCGGGGTCTGACCGCAGAACGCGACCGCGGCGCCTTGGCCGGCGTTGTCCTCGACCCCCACCGTGAGCGGCCCGACGGTGTCGTCCAGGCATTCCGCGTTGAACCAGGCGTCGGCGTGGATCAGCGGCTCCCCTTTCAACGCCGGCGTGGCTTTGGGTGGCCACCAGCAGAACCACTGCGCCGCGACCGCCTCCAACCCGTCGCCTTTGGCTTCGGCGTCGCGCAGTTTGCGTTCGATCAGCCGTTCCCGCCGCTCCGACCAGTGCGGGGACGCCATCCGCCACGCTTTGCGATCCCAGATGTCCATCGACCGGGGCGACGACCACTCGATGATCAGATCCACCCCCGGATCCGCCAACGTGGCGAGTGCGGCCATGCGCCGGTTCGGGATCAGATCCTTCGGATGGCTGTGCGCCGTCGACACCAACAGGAGCTGGCTGTCTTCGATCGCCGCGGTCGTCGGTTCGAGCCCTTCGGTGACGAGTACTTCGTCGACGTCGAACGCCTCGTCGCAGATCGCCAACGCCGCCGAATAGCCGACCAGCGACCGGTTCGCCCGAACGATCCAACGAGACCCGTCAAGCTCCCAACGGATCTCCATCTCACCGTTCGTGAACCGGCACTTGTACCCACCGTCCTGCGCCTGCGCCCAACGCTGCGCCGGGGCGATCACCTCCCGAGCAATCGAAATCGTCGACGCCGTATGCAACACCAGCTGCGGATCCCCGCCGAACAACAGCCGGCTATGCATCCGCCACAGGGCGAGCAACCTGAGCAGGTACGACTTGCCGACCTGCCGGGCCATCGACACGATCACCTGCTCCCACACCAGATGCCCCAACCGGTCATGCTCCAACATGCGGTAGGCGATCAACTTCTGGAACCAGCGCAACGGTTTGCCGGTCCACAACTGCGCCCACTTCACGAACTGCGGCCCATACGTCCCCACCGCCTTTGGATGTGGGGCCGTCATGAGTCTCGGCCAGACGGCATCCTTCGGCACCCGGCGCAACGGCTTCAACCAGATCGCCTGATCCCACACCGGGGACCGCGGCCCGAACCCCTCCGGTTCGACAACCTCCACCTCGATCTTCGTGACGCTCAACGCCAACGCCCTCGAGATCGCCCCACCCTGCTCCACCGAACACTTCGCACACGACGGCACCAACAAGCAACACCCCGAGCCCTCCACGTGAACATGCATGCTCAACGGCGGCTGATGATCCGCAATCGAGGACGGCCGGCCACACCCATGCACACACGGCAACCCGATCAGCTGCTGACGTCCCTGGATGTACCCCTTGCTGCGATATGGCGACCTGGCCACGAACATCACCTCTAGGCGGCGATGTACACCGAACCGGACCGAACGTCAACGAACATCACGGATCGAGGGGGGTACGGCCGTCGATGGGGGGCTTCCCTC